CCGCTGTGGGGACAAGGACGATGAGGCCCAGCCCGGCACCCCCACCAACCGCCTGCCCTCCTACCAGGCCATGTGTGAGCTGGCCGTGCAGGACGCCGATGTGGCCGCCCTGATGAGCCAGGAGCGCTACCAGGAGGCCATCAAGGGCTTTGAGGGCGTGACCGGCACCAACGATGAGGACCCCGCCAACTGGATGGGCAAGCTGGCCGTCAACACCCAAACGGGCCTGCCCAAGTCCACCATTGACAATGTGTGGATTATCCTGGAGCATGACCCCCTCCTCAAAGGCAAGTTTGCCCTCAACCAGTTTGCGGGCCGTGGTGAGGTCCTGGGGGCTCTCCCCTGGGACAGCCGCACGGAGCGCCGCTTTTGGGATGACAACGACAACCAGGGCCTCTACTGGTACATGGAACGCTACCACCACATCACCGGCAACGGCAAGATTGACGGGGCGCTTTCCCTGCACTCCACCGCCCACGCTTTCAACGAGATACAGGACTATCTCAAGGGCCTTGTCTGGGACGGGACGCCCCGCCTGGACACGCTCTTTGTGGACTACCTGGGAGCCGCTGACACCCCCTACACCAGGGCCGTGACCCGCAAGTCATTCACCGCCGCCGTGGCCCGTGCTATGGTCCCCGGCATCAAGTATGACACCATGCTCATCCTCTCCGGGCCGCAAGGCCTGGGCAAAAGCACCCTTTTGGATAAGATGAGCCGGGGCTGGTTTAATGACAGCATCCGCACCTTTGAGGGCAAGGAGGCCTCTGAGCTGCTCCAGGGCGTCTGGCTGGTGGAGGTGTCCGAGCTGGACGCTTTCCGCCGGACGGATGTGGCCCGCATCAAGCAGTTTCTCTCCCTGCGGGCGGACCGTTTCCGGGCCGCCTATGGCCGCCATGTCAAGGAGCTGCCCCGGTGCTGCGTGTTCTTCGGCACCACCAACACCTCCGACTATCTCCAGGACCGTACCGGCAACCGGCGCTTTTGGCCGGTGGATGTGGGCGTGGTCCCGCACACAAAAACAGTGTGGTCCGATCTGCCGGAGGAGATTGACCAGCTATGGGCGGAGGCCGTGGTCCGCTGGCGGACCGGAGAGCCTCTTTTCCTCAAAGGAGAGCTGGAGGAGGCCGCCAAGCAAAAGCAGGAGGAGCACCGGGAAACAAGCACCCGTGAGGGCATCATCATGGATTTTCTGGACCGCCAGGTGCCGGAGGACTGGCAGAGCTGGCCGCTGGACCGCCGCCGCATGTTCTGGGGCGGCGCTGTGCAGGGTGAGGTCAAACTGGTGGACCGGGACCGGGTGTGTGCCCTGGAGGTGTGGTGTGAGGCCCTGGACGGCAAGCAGCGGGACATCCGCTACTCCGACACAGCAGAAATCAACAGCATCATTGAGGCTTGCCCCAAATGGGAGAAAAGCCGGAGCTCTCTGCGCTTTGGCTACTGCGGAAAACAGCGGGGCTTTCTCCGCCGGAGGGCCTTTTGACCCCGGAACATTGGGGCGGAACATTGCCCGGAACATCTTAAAAATGGAGTTTCAATGTTCCGGGTCATGTTCCGCTAAATGTTCCGCTGAATGTTCCGGGCTAAACCCTTGAAAACACTTGCTTTTTTGAGTATGCGGAACATTGGAACATTTAATTCTATTGATTATTAAATAGACAAAATAGAGAGTATAAAAACTCTCTAAACCGCCTGATTGCGTATATGTACGCGCGCGAGGTTCCAAGTGTTCCACCTGAGATTGGAGGTTGAAAAACTTGAGGGAAAGCAGCATTGAGAGTTACCTGGTCCGCAAGGTGAAAGAGCACGGCGGCCTGTGTTATAAATTCGTGTCCCCCGGCAATCCTGGTGTGCCTGACCGCATCGTCATCACCCCCACTGGCAAGACGGTGTATGTGGAGCTGAAAACCGAGATTGGGAGGCTGGCCAAGGTGCAGAGGTGGCAGAGGAGCGAACTGGAAAAGCGGGGGGCGGATGTCCGGGTGCTTTATGGCATGGACGCCGTGAAAGAGTTTCTGAGGGAGGTTTTCACCGATGCAGTACATCCCGCATGACTACCAGGCCTATTGCATCCAGCGGGTGGTGGAGGACCCCGCCGTAGGGCTGTTTCTCCGGCCGGGGCTGGGTAAAACCGTCATCACCCTGTCTGCGGTCAATATTCTCAAGTATTTCCGCTGGCAGGTGGCCAAGGTCCTGGTGGTGGCCCCCAAAAAGGTGGCGGAGGCCACCTGGGGCAAGGAGGCCGCCAAGTGGGACCACCTCCAGCACCTCCGGGTGGTCACCGTTCTGGGGAGCGCCAGCAGGCGCATCAAGGCCCTCAACACCCCGGCGGATGTCTATGTCATCAACCGTGAAAATTTTGAGTGGCTGGTGGACTATTACCAGCAGGCCTGGCCCTTTGACATGGTGGTCTTTGATGAAAGCACCAGTTTCAAGAACTCCCAGAGTAAGCGCTGGAAAGCCGCCAAGCGCATCCGGCGGTTTATCAAGAAAGTGGTGCTGCTGACCGGCACGCCGTCCTCCAAGGGGCTGATTGACTTATGGGCCCAGGTGTACCTCCTGGATGGCGGGGCCCGTCTGGGGCCCACGCTTTCCGCCTACCGGGAGAGATACTTTGACCCGGACCAGCGGAGCCGGACCCAGATTTTTTCCTACAAGGCCAAGGACGGAGCGGAGAGCGCCGTGCTGGGTGCCATTTCCGACATCTGCATCTCCATGAAAGCGGAAGACTACCTGCAACTGCCGGACTTCATCCAGCATGAAATCCCCGTCATGCTGGACCCCAAGGCCAAAAAGGCCTATGACCAGTTTGAGCGGGACCTGCTGCTGGAGGTGGATGAGGACATCATCACGGCGGGCACCGCCGGGGGCCTGGTGGGCAAGCTGCTGCAATTCTGCAATGGGGCCGTGTATGGCAATGACGGCAAGGTGGTCCCGGTGCATGACTGCAAGCTGGAGGCCTACACGGAGCTGCTGGAGCAACTCAATGGGGAGCATTGCCTCACATTCTACGGCTACCAGCACGACAAGGACCGCATCCTGGAGCGCCTGGAGAAGTACAACCGGGGCCGGGCGGACAAGCTGCGGGTCCGGGTGTATAAGGGCGTGGAGGATGAGGATGCCTGGAACGCCGGAGAGGTGGATGTGCTGCTGGTGCATCCGGCCTCTTGCGCCTACGGGCTCAACCTCCAGGCCGGTGGCCGCCATGTGGTATGGTATGGCTTAAACTGGAGTTTCGAGCTGAACGACCAGGGCAACTGCCGCCTGTACCGGCAGGGCTCCCCCTACGAAAAGGTGTTTGTGCATTATCTCATTGTGCAGGGCTGTGAGGATGAGGATGTCATGGCCACCATACGGGACCGGGCAGACACCCATGAGGCTGTCATGCGGGCCCTCAAGGCCAGAATACGCAAGGTAAAGGAGAGTGTGGCATGAATAACCCAACTGTGATTTTGAACGGTGACCAGGTGTATTGTGATGAGCTCATCCGGGAAAACGCCCGGCTGACCATCCAGCATGAGGTGGACCGGCAGAAAATGGAGGCCCTGGAGCGGCAGATTGAGGACCAGGCGGCGAACATCGCCAGCCTTGAGGCCCATTCCTACGCGCGGGAGGACCTGGAGGAGCTGGCCGACCTGCGGCGCACGGTGGACAAGGCCATCAAGGACCTGCACTTTGTCATGGCCGGTGGTGACCCGTGCAAGGTGTGCGCCAAGGTGTGCATGATGGGTGAGGGCAACTGCCAGCCGGTGTGGACTGGAGAGAAAACGGAGGACTGAGCACATGACCCTAAAAGAACTGTCCCAGCTTTATTACCTTAACCGGGAGATTGAGATGGACAAGCGCCGCCTCCAAGAGCTGGAGGTCAAGGCCCTGCCGGGCTCCCAGGTCCTCACCGGGATGCCTCACACTCCCGGCGTCAAGGACAAGGTGGGTGAGTATGCGGCGGAGATTGCCGATCTGAGAGGCATTATTGAGGCCAAGCACCAGCAATGCCTCTATGAGCGGAGCCGCCTGGAGCGCTACATCTCCAGCATTGATGACAGCCTCCTCCGGCAGATTTTCACCTATCGGTTTATCAATGGACTCCCCTGGCGGCAGGTGGCCGCCTGCATCGGCGGGGGGAATACCGAGGACGGATGCAGAAAAGCTGTGCAACGGTATCTGGAACGGAACTAAAGCAAGTTGTCCGTTTTGTCCGCTACATAGTGTGCTACAATGTAACTGCGGGTGTATGCCTCATCATGGTATTACCTCCTTTGAGGGTGGCGGCAGGGTGACGGAGCTGAAAACCAGACCCCTGCCGCCATTCACCTATGATTTTTTGGGCTGCTTTCCCCCTATGCGGGGAGGGCGGCCTTTTACTATGTTCTGGGGTGGTGAGTGTGGCAAAGCTGACTGACAAGCAAAAGCGGTTTGTGGATGAGTACCTGGTGGACCTCAATGCCACCGCCGCCGCAAAGCGGGCCGGGTACAGCGAAAAGACAGCGTACAGCATGGGACAACGGCTGTTGAAAAAAGTTGAAATCCAGGCCGCTATCCAAAAGCGCCAGGCAAAGCTCCGGGGCAAGCTGGAAATCACCCAGGAGCGGGTGCTGGAGGAGCTGGCCGCCATCGCCTTTGCCAACGGCACCGACTTTGCAACCATCACCCACAACGGCCTGGTCCGGCTGACCCCCACCGCTGAGGTGCCGGAGGAAAAGAAAAAGGCCGTTGCCTCCATCAAGGAGGGCCAATATGGCACAGAAATCAAGCTCCATGACAAGGTGCGGGCCCTGGAGCTGCTGGGCAAGCACCTGGGCGTCTTTGATGCCAACAACGGCTCCAGCAATGAGCAGGAAAACAACATCTTTGAGGTGATTGAGGAAAGCACCAGAGAGGAGATAGACACGGATGAGATACCAGAAATTGAGCCCCCGGCAAAATCTGGCCATGACCTGGTGGAATAGGCCGGGCTTTGGGGACTATGACGGCATCATCTGTGACGGCTCCATCCGATCTGGAAAGACGGTGGCCATGACGGTGGGCTTTGTCATGTGGGCCATGTGCCGCTTTCAAGGCCAAAACTTTGCCCTGTGTGGCAAGACCATTGAGAGCCTGCGGCGCAATGTGACCACCAACCTGCCCACCTGGCTGGCCGGGGTGTTTTCGTTCAAAGAGCACCGCACGGAAAACAAAATTGTGGTGAGCGCCGCCGGGCGCTCCAACAACTTCTACCTGTTCGGCGGGCGGGATGAGAGCAGCGCCTCACTCATCCAGGGCATCACCCTGGCGGGCGTCCTGCTGGATGAGGTGGCCCTCATGCCCCGCTCTTTCGTTGAGCAGGCCTGCGCCCGGTGCAGCGTGGAGGGCTCCAAGCTCTGGTTTAACTGCAACCCAGAGGGGCCCAGCCATTGGTTTTATCTCACCTGGATATTGGAGGCCCGCAAGCGGAACATGCTGCACCTCCATTTCACCATGGATGACAACCTCAGCCTCTCCGCCGCCGTCAAGGCCAGGTATGAGAGCCTATACTCCGGCGTGTTTTATGACCGCTTTATCCGGGGCCTCTGGGTGGTGGCGGAGGGGCTGATTTACACCATGTTCAACAAGGACTACCATGTGGTGCCGGATGTGCCCCGGCCCTATGACCGCTACTACATCTCCGTGGACTACGGCACCATCAACCCCACCAGCATGGGCCTCTGGGGCCGGGCCGCCGGGAAATGGTATCGCATCCGGGAGTATTACTTTGACAGCCGCAAGGTGGGCCGCCAGCTCACCGATGAGGAGCACTACACCGGCCTGGAAAAGCTGGCCGGGGACCTGTCCATCCGGGCGGTCATCGTGGACCCCTCAGCGGCCAGCTTTATTGAAACCATCCGGCGGCATGGCCGCTTTTATGTGGAAAAGGCCTCCAACTCCGTGCTGGACGGCATCCGTGATGTGGCCACCCGGCTCCAGAGCGGGGACATTTTCTTTTGTGAGTGCTGCACGGACTGCATCCGGGAGTTTGGCCTCTATCGCTGGGACGAAAAGGCCCCCATGGACCGGCCCATCAAAGAGAATGACCACGCCATGGACGATGTGCGCTATTTTGTCCACAAGATTTTTGCCCCGGAGATTTTCAGTTTTTGAGGTGCGCCATGTTTGAGCAGCAGTATGTTTTATCTAAAATCGAACAATGGGCGGAGCGCCTGCCATACCGCACTTTGCGGATTGAGGTGGAGCTCCCCGGCCAGACCCTCACGCTGGAAAAGAGCAAGGCCCGGCCCATTGGATTTAATACCCCCCCCCCGAAAATGCCAAAAAGGAGGTGATGCACGGTGGTGGTGCTTAATTTGCGGGATGACTGCGTGGCCAGAACGGCCACCAATTTTCGCCGTGGTATGACGGACAAGCGCTTTTTGGAGCTGGAAATCACAGCATGGCTGGGCTCCAAAGAGCGGAGGCGGCAACTTGAGGGTGAGGCCTACTATGACGGGGACCAAGCCGTGCTCCGCCGCAAGCGCCTGGCGCTGGATGATGACGGCAAGCCCATTGTGCTGGAGCATCTGCCCAACAACCGGCTGGTCAACAACATCTACTCCAAAATGGTGGACCAGAAAACCAATTATTCCTTTGGGCGGCCTTTTTCCTTTGACACCGAAAACAAAGCCTATGCGGCGGCCCTCTCTACTGTGTTTGGCTCCCGTTTCCGCCGGACCATGCACAACATTGGTGAGGGGGCCTGGATAGGCGGCAAGAGCTGGGTGTACCCCTACTATGACCAAAACGGGGAGCTGGCTTTCCAGCGCTTTCCGGCGGATGAGGTCCTGCCGTTCTGGGCGGATGCAGACCACACCATCCTGGACGCCGCTGTCCATGTCTATGTGGTGCTGGAGTATGATGAAACCGAACAGACCAAGGATGTGGTCAAGGTGGAGGTCATGCACGGCGGCGGGGTGGACTGCTTTGTCCGCCGGGATGATGGGACGCTGGTGCCGGATGACTTTGCCCACTCCGGGCCCTACATCACCACCACGGACCCCCAGACCGGCGAGGAAACCGGCTACAACTGGGAGCGCATCCCCCTGGTGTGCTTTAAGAGCTCCCACCATGAAATCCCTCTGCTGTCCAGGGTGAAGTGTTTACAGGACGCCTACAACAACATCATCTCCAACTTTGCCAACCAGATGGAGGAGGACATCCACTCCACCATCCTGGTCATCAAGAACTATGACGGGGAGGACCTGGGGCGGCTGCGGGCCAACCTGGCCACCTATGGCATCATCAAGGTCCGCTCCTTTGAGGGCTCTGAGGGCGGTGTGGACACCCTGGAGATTGAGGTCAACGCCGAAAACTACAAGGCGCTGCTCTCTCTGCTCAAGGACGCCATCATTGAGAACGCCAGGGGCTATGACGCCAAGGATGACCGCATGAGCGGCAACCCCAACCAGATGAATATACAGAGCATGTACTCTGACATTGATCTGGACGCCAATGGCATTGAGATGGAGTTTCAAGCCTCCATGGAGGAGCTGCTCTGGTTTGTCAACCAACACCTGGCCAACACGGGCCGGGGGAATTATGAGGGCACCGAGGTCAAGGTCATCTTTGACCGGGATGTCCTCATCAATGAAACGGAGGCCATCAACAACTGCAAGAACTCCGTGGGCATCCTCTCCGATGAAACCATTGTCAAGATGCACCCCTGGGTCACCGACCCGGAGCAGGAGCTCCAGCGCATCAAGGACGAAAAGGAGGAGGCCATGGCGGACCCCTACCAGGCCGCCTTTATGGCCAACCGGCAGAACGGCCAGAACGGGGGCGGCAATCCCGTGACCGGCGAGGACGGCGGTGACGGCAATGGCGAGGAATAACCTCCAGCGCAATGCTGAGTATTGGGCCCAGCGCATGAAAAACATGGAGGACGCCCTGCTGGACCAGTCTTATTCCTATGTGGAAAACCTGGACGCCCAATTCCGGGCCGCCCAGGCTGAGATTGAGCGCCAGATGTCCGCATGGTACAGGCGCTTTGCTGCCAACAATGACATCACCCTGGCAGATGCCAAGCGGCTACTCAACAGTGATGAGCTGGCGGAGTTTCGCTGGACGGTTGAGGACTACATCAAGCACGGTGAGGAAAACGCCCTCACCGGGGCCTGGATGAAAGAGCTGGAGAACGCCAGCGCCAGGGTCCACATCTCCCGGCTGGATGCCCTCAAAATCCAGCTCCAGCAGCAGGCAGAGCTCCTCTATTCCAATCAGCTTGACTACATAGACCGGGCCGCCCGGCAATCCTACACCGGGAGCTTTTACCACACGGCCTATGAGGTCCAAAAGGGCCTGGGCGTGGGTTGGACCATGCAGGCCGTCAATGAGGGGACCATCACCAAGGTCCTCTCCCGGCCATGGACCACGGACGGCCAGACTTTCCGGGACCGCTGCTGGACCAACAAGCAGAGCCTTGTGAACAGCGTCAACACCCAGCTCACCCAGATGATTATACGGGGAGAGGCTCCAGACCGGGCCATCTCCGCCATCTCCAAGCAGTTTGAGGTGTCCCGCTCCAAGGCGGGCCGCCTGGTGATGACGGAAAGCGCCTATTTCTCCAGCGCCGCTCAAAAGGACTGTTTCAACGCCCTGGGCGTAGAGAAATACAGGATTGTGGCCTCTTTTGACCGGGACACCTGCGGCCTGTGTTCGGCGCTGGACGGCAAGGTGTTCAAGATGTCAGACTACCAGGTGGGGCTCACCGCTCCGCCGTTCCATCCCTGGTGCCGCTGCTGCACCGCCCCCTACTTTGAGGACATGGAGGGCCTGGGGGAGCGCTGGACCCGCAACCCGGACGGCACCACCACAAAGGTCCCGGCAAACACCACCTTTGCCCAATGGCGGCAGAGCTTTGTGCAGGGACCTACTCCTGGTTTACAGGTGGCCTCCGGGAGTGGTACAATGGCCGCAAAGGCAACCACGCATTTCCAGAGTGTTGTGCAGGGCTTGCCCGCATCCCCCAACGGCTACACGGACGCCCTTGAGCAACACTATGCGTCCGGCAATCAGACGGCCCAGGCTGTCTTTGAGCGCTATGTCCAGCCCGGCTCCGTTGCGGATGGGGCTTTCTCCGGCACGCCGCATTTTGACAGCCGCATCCAAAAGGTTAAAATGAATTTTGCCAACGACATGACGGACCCCAGAGGCCCAGCAACAACCTTTTTCCATGAACACGGCCATTATATTGATTTTATGTCGTGCGCCGGGAGCGGCTACACATCCATGCAGACGCCAGACTTTGGCGACGCCTTGAAAAAGGACTTTGAGGCCTATGTCAAGGCTACCATGAAAGCCCACGGCACAAAGAGAAAGACGGATGCCTATGCAATCATCTCTCAGGAGCTCCGTGGGGCGCTGCCCAATGCAATCTCCGATCTGTTCGGCGGAATGTCCCGCAACAAGTGCGCTGGCACATACGGCCATTGGAACACACGCTACTGGACCTACTCCGGGATGCTGGAGAAAGAGGCCTTTGCCCACATGTTTGCCGCTCAATTCGATGCTGACCGCTACGCTTTGATGCAGAAATACTTTCCCACCGCTTTGGCGGAGTTTGAGAAACTGCTGAAAGGGGTGACAACGCCATGATTAAGTATTCCGATGTGACAACCAACCAGGAGCTCCAGGAGGCCGTCACCGCCTATGAGCAGGCCTTTGGAGGCCGCTTTGTGGGGGATGAGCCGGGCCCCGGCCTGGTGTATCTGGACGCCAACGGGACCTCCTACGGCCCCCCGGACGGCTACACCAAAGAGGACCTGCTCACGGCTCTGGAGGGTAGCAAAGACATCCTCCCCTCTATCTGGACCAATTTGGATGGGCTGGATATTGACCCAGACATCCTTTACTGACCCGATGATAAAAGCATCGTGCTGAAAAGCACGGTGCTTTTTTCATACCCAAATACCGCCGGGCCCCGGCGGAAACCAACAGGGGCGCTGCCATACCGGGACTGGCCGGACACAAGGAAAGCAGATAACAGGAGGTAACGCAACATGAAACTTTTATGGCTCAAGGAAATCATTGGCGATGCCTACACGGAGGACATGGACGCCGCCGCCTGCCAGGCGATTGGCAAGGACTTTGTTGCCCGTGCGGACTTCAACGCCAAAAACACCCGTGTCAAGGAGCTGGAGGCCCAGGTGGGCCAGCTTGAGGAGGCCGCCAAGGGACACGCCAAGCAGCTTGAGGAGCTGAAAAAGTCCGCTGGCGACAACGAAGAGCTGACCCGCAAGATTGGCGAACTGGAGCAGCAGAACAAGGCGGACAAGGCCGCTTATGAGAAAGAGCTGGCCACTATCCGGCTGACTGCCGCCGTGGACGCCGAACTCACCGCCGCCGGAGCCAAGAACAACACCGCTGTCCGGGCTCTCCTGGCCGACTACCTCAAGGACGCCAAGATTGAGGACGGCAAGGTGGTGGCCAAGGTGAACAATGAGAGCATCACCCTGGCCGCCAAAATCGAGGCCATGAAAAAGGACGCCAACACGGACTTTCTCTTTGGGAGCACCGGGGCCAAGCTGACCGGCTGGAAACCCGGCGACCCCGACACCGGGCGGAAACCCGGCGAGGGGAAAAAGCCCTCTGAGATGTCCTATTCCGAGCTGGCGGCTTTCCTGGCCGAAAACCCGGACGCCAAGCTGGAATGAGGTGACAACATGCGAAACATCACAACCCCTGCCAAAGCCGTGTCTTTTGAGGACGCCTTGAGAAATCTGGCGGCCAAGCTGACCGGCAAGCCCGCCGCATCCCTGCCCCGCACCCAGGAGGCCGTGGTGCAGTACATTGCGGACAACATCTCCTCCGTGAAAGAGCTGACGGACGCCCTGGCCAAAGAGCTGGCCATCCGGCTGACCCAGGAGCTTGCGGAGGCCATTGTCCAGGAAGTCATGGACCGTCTGGCCCCTGCGGGCACAGGGGCGGCCCAGGACGGCCCGGAGGATGAGCCGGAGGGTGATGATACCACCGGCACCAAAGAGGCCCCCAGGGGCCGCAAGCGCAAGCCCAACACCAACTAATTTGCAGAAAGGAAGATTGAACTATGCCTAACACCAAGTTTGATGCCAAGTCTTTCAATCCCCAGGCTTTCAAGTATGCGGTGGACCGCATCCCCCGCACCCGCCTCAATGAAATGCGGAAGTCCAGAGCGCTGGCGGGCAACCCCGACATCCGGGATGTGTTCAGCACCCAGGGTGGCACCGGCTATGCCCGCATCGCCATGCGGGGCCTGCTGGACGGCGATGCCGTCAACTATGACGGCCAGACCGACATCACCGCCACCTCCACCAAGACCTTTGAGCAGGGCGTGGTGGTCATTGGCCGTGCCAAGGCCTGGACTGAAAAGGACTTTTCCTTTGACATCACCGGCGGCATTGACTGGATGGACAATGTAGCCCAGCAGGTTTCCGAGTATTGGCAGGACATTGACCAGGACACCATCCTGGCTGTCCTCAAGGGCGTCTTTGCCATGACCGGCGGCCAGAGCGCTGAATTTGTGGCCAAGCACACCTATGAGGTGGCGGGCAACATGGAGGCCACCACCATGAACAGCGCCACTGCCCAGGCCTGCGGTGACCGTAAGAAGAAATTTTCCCTGGTGTTCATGCACTCCGTTGTGGCCACCAACCTGGAAAACCTCAACCTGCTCACCACCCTCAAGTACACCGACAAGGACGGTGTGACCCGTGACCTGACCCTCTACACCTGGAACGGCAAGACCGTTGTGGTGGATGACGGGATGCCTGCCACGGACGGCTATTTCCCCGCCAGCGCCTCCGATGAGGGAGCGCTCCAGGTCAAGGCCTCCGGTGCTACTGCTGGCCAGATCAACCAGGCGGAGGTCACCCCCTACTTTGGCGAGGGCACCCCTGCGGCGGACAGCTATGTGGTCCCCGGCACCCGCTACACCACCTATGTGCTGGGCGAGGGCGCTATCAGCTTTGAGGACATCGGTGCCAAGGTCCCCTATGAAATGGCCCGTGACCCCAAGACGGACGGCGGTGTGGACACCCTCTACACCCGCCAGCGTAAGGTGTTCTCTCCCTTTGGCATCTCCTACGAAAAGACCAGCCAGACCACTCTCTCCCCCACGGATGCAGAGCTGGCCAACGGTGCCAACTGGTGCCTGGTCCATTCTGGTGAGAGCGGTGAGGGGGACCGCTCCTACATCGCCCACAAGGCCATCCCCATTGCCCGCATCCTCTCCAGAGGCTAAGGACATGGAGGGCGTGTATGAGGCCGTGGTGGACCGGCTGGCCATGCTGGGCTACACTGTCACGGACGATGACGAAACCGGCCTTAAATACACCATCCGCAAGTGTGAGGCGGAGCTTTTGGCGAACATCAACCACCGAAAGCTCCCGCCTCCTCTTTTTTACACCCTTGTGGACATGGTGGCCGGTCATTTCCTGTTTGATAAGAAAGCCGCCGGAGGGCTTGACGGGCTGGAGGGCTTTGACTTCAACGCCCCCGCCAAGAGTATCACGGAGGGGGACATCTCCGTGACCTTTGCCGGGGCCAGCGATGGTGCAAGCAATGCGGAAAGCCGCTTTGACGCCATGCTGGCCCAGCTCATGCACCCGGCAGAGAGCACCCTGGCGGCTTTTCGGAGGCTGAGATGGTAGTCCCCGCCGCCTACAAAAAGGCCATCCAGAGCCTCTGGACCGGCCTGGCCACCATCACCGTGCGGCAGGGTGTGCTCAACCCTGCCAATGGCCGCACGGAGCCGGTGGAGAAAGTGACGGCCTCCGGCCTACCCTGCCGCATTTCCCACCAGACCGTCAAGAGCACCGAACCCACCGAGGAGGCGGCCCTGGTGGCCCAGACGGTGACGCTCTACATTGACCCGTCCGTGGACATCCCGGAGGGCTCTAAAATCACGGTGACCCAGAACGGCGTCACCCGTGACTATGAGCGGAGCGGCAAACCTGCCGTTTACACCTGCCACCAGGAGGTCCCCCTGGAGCTGTTCAAGGAGTGGGCCTAATGCGGTGGGGCGATGTCGATTACAAGCAGCTCCAAAAGCTACGGGATAACCTGCAAAAGCTCCAGGACATGGACCTGGACAAATTCTGTGAGGATGTGTCCAAAGAGCTGGCCGCCCGGCTGCTGGCCCTGGTCATCCCCCGCACCCCGGTGGGGCAATACTCCCGGAGCAGCGGGAAAAAGGGCGGCACCCTGCGCCGGGGCTGGACCGCCCGGACCGAGCAGGAGGCGGCGGGCGGCGGGAAAGTAGACCCCGCCGCCTACGCCAATGCTCTGCCAGTTTTCAAGAGGGGGCGGACCTTTTACATCGAGGTCATCAACCCTGTCCACTACGCCAGCTATGTGGAGTTTGGACACCGCACCCGTGGCGGAGGCGGCTGGGTGGCCGGGCAGTATTTCCTTACCCTGTCTGAAAAGGACCTTGAGCGGGTGGCCCCCGCCGTCATTGAGAAAAAGCTGGAGGCGCTGCTGCGGGAGGCTTTCAATGTCTGAAATCAGTTTTAAGAGCATCTATGACGGCGTGAGCCTTGCGCTGCACGCCGCTTTTCCTGCTGTGCAGGTACACGGCGGGAATGTCAAGCAGGGCCTCAACCCTGGGGACCTCAATGTGGTCATGCCCTCCGCCGGGCAGAGCAAGCAGGTGGGAGAGCGGTTTCTCCGCACCCCCACCCTGGATGTCATCTACTACCCCAAGGTGGGGGTGGCGGAGTGCTGCGAGGTGGCAGATCAGCTCACCATGCTCCTGCGGGACATCACCACCCCGGAGGGGGACCTCATCCATTGCACCAACTGCGAATGGACCATTGAGGAGGGCGTCCTGCATGTGCTGGTGAGCTATGACCACCACGCCTACATCCCCCAGGAGCCGGTCCTCATGGAAACCCTTGATATTGAAATGGAGGGATAAACATGGCGCAAGCCAAGACCACGAACAGCGAAAAGGCCACCGGGGCCGCTACTTACAAAAAGGAGCAGCTTGTGGCCTCCAAGCGATATGCCAACCGGCGGGACCTCATCCGGGCTCTGCTGGAGGACGGCAAGGCCTACACCTTGAATGAGGTGGACGGGCTGATTGAGAAGTACATGAAAGGAAAGGTGAACTAATATGGCGCTGGGCGGCGGCACCTGGCAGGTCCAAAACAAGGTCCTGCCCGGTTACTATGTCAATTTTTCCAGTGTGCCCAGGGCGTCTGCGGCCCTCTCTGACAGAGGCTTTGCGGCAGCGCCTTTTGAGCTGAGCTGGGGCCCGGAGGGTGAGGTTTTCGCCGTCACCTCCGGGGAGTTTCAGAAGAACAGCAAAACCATTTTCGGCTATGCCTACGACCACCCCAAGATGCTCCCCCTGCGGGAGATTTTCACCCACGCCACCACCGTCTACTGCTACCGCCTGGGCTCCGGGGCCGTCAAGGCCTCCAACACCCTGGCCACGGCTAAGTATGGCGGCGTGAGAGGCAACGACATCACCATTGTGGTGGCCGCCAATGTGGATGAGCCGGACCTGTGGGATGTGACCACCTATGTGGACGGCGTGGCCGCTGACACCCAGACCGTTGAGGATGCTGAGGCTCTGGTAAGCAACGATTGGGTGGACTTCAAGACGGAGGCCACCCTGTCCGCATCTGCCGGGATGCCTCTGACCAACGGGGCGGATGCCACCACCATCAACGGCGAGGCCCACCAAGCCTTTTTGGACAAGATTGAGCCCTATGCCTACAACGCTCTGTGTTGCCCGGCATCGGACGCCACCACCGTCCGGCTCTATCAGCAGTTTTGCAGCCGGGTCCGGGATGAGGTGGGCAGTAAATTCCAGCTTGTGGCCTGGCAGCCCAGCACGGCGGACTATGAGGGCATCATTGGCGTGTGGAACACCGTGACCCACCCCACCATTGCCAGCGTGCCCACCCATTCCCTGGTGTATTGGGTGGCCGGTGCTGAGGCGGGCTGTGCGGTCAACAAGTCCCTCACCAATTTCAAGTATGATGGTGAGCTGACCATCAACACCGACTACACCCAGGCGGAGCTGGAGGCGGCCCTCAAGGCGGGCAAGTTTATCTTCCACAATGTCAATGGTGATGTGCGGGTGCTGGAGGACATCAACACCCTGCTCACCCTGTCCGACACCAAGGGGGAGATTTTCCAGAGCAACCAGACCATCCGGGTGTGTGACCAGATTGCCAATGATGTGGCGGTGCTGTTCGGCCAAAAGTACCTGGGCACCGTGCCCAATGACGCCTCTGGCCGCTCCTCCCTGTGGGGGGACATCACCAAGCTCATCCAGCAGCTTGATGACATCCGGGCCGTGGAGAACTTTGACCCGGAAATTGTGACCTGTGAGCAGGGTGACAGCAAGAAAGCCGTCCTCTGCATCGTCAACGGGCTCAATGTGGTCAACGCCATGGCCCAGCTCTACATGAGCGTGATTATCCAGTAAGGGAGGGAAAGGAAAATGTCCAAGCCGACCATGAACACCCAGGACGCTGTAAGCGCCAATTTTGCGGAGTGCTTTGTCACCATTGACGGGACCCGCTACTCCATGCTCATGGCCAAGGAGTTTGAGGGCACGGCATCCGTCAACACCGCTGAGGTTTACAAGCTGGGCGGTGTTGTGGTGGGCCACAAGGCCCAGACCGTTGCCCTGTCTTTCTCCATGACCATCTACAAATGCACGGAGATTTTTGACAAGGTGGTGGAGGACTTCATCAAGACCGGCGTGATGCCCACCTTTGACATCCAGACCTCCAACGATGACCCCGCCACCACCGTGGGCCGGAGCACCAAGATTTACAACAACTGCATCCTGGACGGTGATGTGCTGCTGTCCATGTTCAATGCAGAGGGTGATTTTGTCGAGCAGTCTATTGAGGGCTACTGTGACAGCTTTACCCGTCCCGAACAGTACACCAACCCGGCCTACATGTAAGGCCGCATAACACACAAGGAGGAAAAAATCCATGAGTAACCTGTCCGCTTTCATGCGTGCCAATGTCGAGCAGATTGAAAACCACAAGTTTGCCGCCTCCCCCCGTATCAAGGGGGAGGACGGCAAGCCCATGGAGTGGGAAATCTGCTGCATTTCCGCCGATGAGTACGCCCGCATCCGCTCCGCCTGCATCCGCCAGGTCCCCGTGCCCGGCAAGAAAGGCCAGTACACCCAGCAGCTTGACACCTACACTTTCCAGGCAAAGGTGGCGGCCCGCTGCACCGTGTTCCCGGACCTCAACAACGCCGCACTCCAGAATGATTGGGGCGTGGCCAAGCCGGAGGAGCTGATTGGCAAGCTGCTCATTGGCGGCGAGTTTGACGATTATGTCACGGAGGTTTTCCAGGTCAACGGTTTCAAGACCGATGATGACATGGTGGCTGAGGCAAAAAACTAATCCTGGACGGTGACCCGGAGGCCAACTTTGCCCATTTCTGCCTGCAAAAGTTTGGCTGGGAGCCGTCCAAGTTTTTAGACCTGCCCGTCAAGGAAAAGGCTTTTGTCATCGCCTCCATCCAAGTGAGAGGCGAGGATGATAAGAAACGGGAGGCCGAGCTGAAAAGCAAGATGAGAAAAGGCAGAGCCAAACGGAAGTAACAGGGGCCCCCGCTGCATGGCGGGGGCCTAATTCCTCAAAGAGGGGGGGGACCCCTGGCAACAATCAGATCTCAGATGGTCCTCAATGACGGTATCAGCGGCGTGCTCAGAAAAATCAACACGGCGCTCAACACCACCCTCAATGCCTTTGAGCAGGTCCAGCGGGCCTCCGGGCGTGCTGTGGACACGGCGCAAATCCAGGCGGCCAGAGCGGCGCTGGTGCAGGCCAACCGTGAAGTGGATGAAATGGCGGAGGGCTACCGCCGGGCGGCAGAGCAGGAGGAAATCCTCAACAAGGGCCTCCGCAACGGCACCAATGCTGCGGGCGGCCTGCTGGGCAAGGTCAAAGGCATTGTGGCCACATTGGCCGCCGGAGCCGGTATAAAAGCGCTCCTGGGGCTGTCTGACAAGATGACCAGCACCACGGCCCGCCTCAATTTCCTTGTGGATGACGGGGGCTCTGTGGAGGCCCTGGAGCAAAAAATCATGGCCTCTGCCCAGAGGTCCCGGTCCGCCTATCTGGACACCGCCTCCGCCATCGCCAGTATGGGAGCCAATGCGGGCTCCGCTTTTGAAAGCAATGATGAGCTCATCGCTTTCATGGAACAAATCAACAAGCAGTTTGTCATTGGCGGCGCTACGGCGGAGGGCCAGTCTGCCGCCATGCTCCAGCTCACCCAGGCCATGGCCGCCGGTGCCCTCCGGGGCGAGGAGCTCAACTCCATCCTGGAGAACGCCCCCGGCATTGCCCGTGCCATTGAGAGCTACATGGGCATTGCGGAGGGCTCCATCAAGCAATATGCGGAGCAGGGCCTCATCACCGCTGAGGTGGTCAAAAACGCCATGTTTGCCGCCGCCGATGAAACCAACGCCAAGTTTGAAAGTATGCCCCTGACCTGGGCCCAGATTGCCACCAAGATGCAAAACACGGCCCTGGCGGCCTTTGACCCTGTGCTCACACGGCTCAACCAGGTGGCAAACAGCGCTCAGTTTAACACGGTCATCAACGGGGCCATCAACGGGCTGGCCATGCTGGCCACAGTGGCCACCGGCGTGCTGGACCTCCTCATCAACGGGGCCGCCTTTGTAGTGGACAACTGGAGCTGGATAAGCCCCATTGTCTACGGCCTGGTGGCCGCCTTTATCGCCTACAATGCCGTGGCCCTCATCACCAACGGCATCAACGCCGCCATGGCGCTGGCTGAGGGCGTGAAAGCGGCGGCATTGATGATGAGCACCGGGGCCATCTACGCCGCCTGTTCGGCCATCGCCAAGTTTACCGGCATCGCCAACAGCGGCTTTGGCGTCATCTGCGGCGGCATCAATGTGGTGGTGCAATTCTTTGTCAACCTGGGCTTGACCATCGCCAACATTGCCCTGGGCATCTGGAACGCCCTGGGGGCCTGCGCTCAGAATATCGGCATTGCGTTCAGCAATGTCATCTCCGGCGTGCAGGCCTGGTTTTACAACCTGCTCTCCACGGCGCTCACCGTGGTGGCCGGTATCAGCGAGGCGCTGAACAAGCTGCCCTTTGTGGAGTTTGACTATTCCGGCATCACCAATGCGGCCAGCGACTACGCCGCCAAGGCGGCGGAGGCCTCCGGCAACATCCAGGACTTTGTGAGTGTAGGGGACGCTTTCAACGAGGGCATGAGCACCTTTGACACCTGGCAGAACGGCTGGGTGGGGGACGCTTTCAACGCTGGAGCCAACTGGGGTGACGGCGTGGCCAGCGGCATCTCTGACGCCGTGGGCGGCCTGTTTGACATGGACCTGGGCGCTGCTACGGACTACGGAGCGGGCGGCCTGGGCACCGGCGGATATGGTGACTTTGCCATGGATGACCTTTTGGGCAACACCGGGCAGACCGCCGCCAACACCGGAGCCGCCGCCGATGCCCTCAGCACCTCCACGGAGGAGCTGGAGTATTTGCGGGACATTGCGGAGCGGGACGCCATCAACCGTTTCACTACGGCGGAGGTCCGCATTGACATGACCGGCATGACCAACCGCATTGAGGGCGGTGCCGATCTGGACGGCGTTATCTCCACCCTCACAGACGGCTTTACAGAGGCCCTGCTGACGGCGGCGGAGGGCGTCCATGCTTAGACCCTGCCCCATGCCGGAAACACGGAGTTTTTTCCAATGGAAAAAAGGAGGGTGACAAGATGAGTTACACCTGCTATCTGGGCGGGGCCCTTTGGCCCACCCCAGAAAAGCTCCAGGTGAAAATCAAGGGGAAAAACAAAACCCTGGTCCTCTTGAATGAGGGCGAGGTCAATTTCCTGCGGGCCCCCGGCCTCACGGAGCTCACCGTCCCCTTTGACCTGCCCATGCTCACCGGCTCCCGGTCCCCGGACTACTACCTGGGACTGCTGGAGCGAATGAAAGCCAACAAGGAAACCACCCAATTCATGCTGGTGCGGATGTCCCCCTCTGGGGGGATGCTCTTTGACACCAACATTAAGGTGAGCGTGGAGGACTACAACATCACCGAGGACGGCAAAAAGGGCCTGGATGTGGCCGTGGATGTCAACCTCAAGCAATGGCGGGACTACGGCACAAAGACCGTGACCGTGGAGGAGCCCAAGGCAGAGAGCACCACGCCCACCGTGACGGTGGAAAAGGAGCGGGACGCCAGCACGGCCCCCACGGCCAAGACCTACACGGTCAAGGCCGGTGACAGCCTGTGGGCCATCGCCGCCAAGTATTACGGCAACGGGGCCGACTACAACAAGATTTTCAACGCAAACACGGACAAAATCAGCAATCCCAACCTCATCTATGTGGGGCAGGTGCTCACCATCCCATGACCTATGAGCTGCTGATACAACACCAGGGGACCATCATGCTGCCCCCCGTGGTGGAGAATGTGAGCATTGAGTGGGAGCGCCAAGGACAGCCGGGAAAGCTCATTGCCGAGGTGGTCAAGACACCCGGCTTGAGCTTTCAAGAGGGCGACCCGTGCCGTTTTTCCGTGGACGGCACCCCCGTCTTTTATGGCTTTGTCTTTGAGAAATCCCGCAAGGGCAGCACG